ACGGCGGCGGCGGGACCGCGGGACACAACGCGGAAAGCCAAGCGTCGGCGCGTGCCGGTGGCGCTGGTGCCGCAGGCGTCGTCTTCATCGAACTTTTTGCGTAGGCATGATCTTGGAACTAAAAACCTCCGCCGCCATGCTGACAGCCGGAACCTTCGGTGTGTTCGCTACGGCCACGCCGGTCATGGAGTCTATGGGCTGGCTTCGCACCGTGGCGGAACTGGGTTCCTTTGGCCTCGTCGCCTTTGCCGCCATCATGCTTCTGGTCAAAGTCGCACCGGCTTTCATCGCGCACTTGGACAAGGCCCGCGACAGCTTCCTTGTCGAACTCAAATACGAGCGCGAACAGCGCAACGCGCACAGCGAGAAGATCAACGCCTCGCTGCACCAGATCGATCAGTCGCTGCGCGACATTCACCACAGCGTGAAGGAGGTCACTAAATGAACCTTAAAATTCAAGACACCAACCGGATCGTTTCCCAAGTTATGTGCGTAGCGCAGGGGCCGGATGGCAAACCCGCGTTGCTCGCCGCGGAAAAGCCAGCCGGAGCGATTGCGGAAAAGTTTAGTCACACCGGAGGCAAGGTGACCAAGGTCGAATACTTCTCGACCTACAATCCGGCCACGAAGACCGGCACGCTGGTCGCCACCAAGAACATTAGGTGGAACGGCGACGAAGTAGACGACACCTACTGGACATAGCGTGGCCTCTTTCGACTACAACCCGATCACCGGACAACTGGATCTCGTCGGCTCCGGTGGCGGCACGAGTTATATCGACGGCGACGTCGAATACCACAGCAACCTTCCGGTGACTGTGGGCACGCCCGCGGTGAATAGCGCGTTCCTCGTCCGCAAAGGCGAGGGAATTTACTTCCTCACCCGCAAACCGGCAGGAATCTGGGTGCGTGAGTTGAACAACGGCAACCTCGACGACTGGAAATATGCGGGGACGTTTAGCGATTTGTATCGGGATGCAAATTTTAGAATCCTAAACAATACGGATATCACCAAAGAATTGGCGTTCGATGTTTCGGGCGTAACCACCGGCACCACCCGCACGCTGACCATCGCGAATCGCTCTGGCACCAACGTCGTCTCCGACACTAGCGCAGGCAGCGGCAGCGACGTGGTCAACAACATCGTCTCTCTTACGCAGGCGGAATACAACGCCATCGGAAGCCCTGACGCGGCCACGCTTTTCCTCATCACCAATCCGTAAGTCATGGCCCTCCTGCAAAAAGCCTATCTTGGTGCCACCCCGCTCTTTGCGGACAAGCCTTGGTTTTACCAAAATGAAATCCTTGCGGCATCATGGAGCACATCCACCGTTACGCTCACCGCGTCAGCCACCGCCCACACCAAGGGAAGTTGGTCGCAGATCATTGCAAGCACCAGCAACGTGTCCACCTTGATCCGCTTTACTATTTCAAGCGTCAACGTATCCGCCGCTGACTCTGCAACCCTGCTCGACATCGGAGTGGGCGCCGCTGGTAGCGAAACCGTCATTGTTCCCAATCTCGCCATCGGCGGATCGGCGGGATCGTTTTACAATATTCCAGTCGAAATTCCATCCGGCTCCCGCATTGCTGCTCGCATCCAAGGCGTTCGCAGTTCGCAAACCGCCACCATTTCAGCCCGAGAATTCTTTGCCTTTAACGCAAGCGACACGGCAAGCATCGGCACGACCGCTGACGTTTTGGGCGTCAACACTTCCACCAGCACCGGCACCGCCATGAGCGGTGCTTCCGGCACTTGGGTCGAAATTGAAGACAGCACAACCAAGGACTACATCGGCTTTTCCATCGCTCCTTCCACCAGCGACACCGACACCGCATCGCAGGGTGACACTACCTACGAGATCGGCGTTGGCGCAGCGGGCAGCGAGGTCGCCTTCGGTTACATCCATTTTGCGTTTGGCGCCACTGAAAACTTTTCTATCTCAGCCGCTAGAAGCCCGAACCTCTTTGGCCGCGAAGTCCCCACCGGCTCCCGCCTCGCCATCCGCCACAACATTGCGGCCAACCCAAGCAAATACGACGCCTGCATCATCGCCGTTCCGAAAGTCTAACCATGCAAAACTGGCACCTCCTCTATAACGACACGACCGGCGAAAGCGTCAGCATCGGCACCGTCATCGCTGACCCGCTTCCCGCAGGCATCACCGCGCTCCCGCTCTCGGACGAGCAGGGCGAAGGACTACAAAACGGCAGCCTCGTTTGGGACGCCGCCAGCCGCATGCTTATCCCTACGCCGCCGCCAAGTGTGACCGCCGAACAGTGGGTTGAGCAGCACCTCACCAGCACGCAACTCCACGCGCTGTCCGATCTTCGTTTGTCGCTTGTGCTGGCGGGTAAGCCCCTTGGCCCACTCATGCAATCCCTGCGCGATTGGACTTCGCAACTGATTGTTGCATCGGCGGCTGATCCTTCGCCGCGGAACGATTGGCCTGCTGCACCTTGTGCCTACGAAGCTGCAAGCGCCGAAGCCATCGCCGCATTGGCCGCAAACAATTGACCCACACCCGTCGTCGCGGTTTAGTCAAAGCATGAAGAACCTCCTCGCCAAACTCATGGGCATCGGTGCCAGCGTCTGGAATTTCTACGCTCCGATCCTCCGCGGCCTTTTCGTTTCCGGCACGAGCGCCCTCTTGCCGGTCGCCTTGGAAGTCGTCCGTTCGCTGGCCGACACCGCCAAGACCGGCGAACAGAAGCGCGAAACCGCCGTCCTTAAACTTCGCCGCGAAGCGACCGCTCTGGGTATCACCGCCAGCGAAGCATTGATCCGTTTCACCATCGAAAGCGCCGTCCAGCGCATGAGGGCCGAAGCGTGATTCAAAAGCTGGCCACCAAGTTTCTCGTCTCGCGCATTGGCAGCATCGCCACGCCGATCATCGCCACCGCGGTCGCCGCAGCGGTCACCCGCGTGGCCGCGTTCGATCCGGCGCTGGCTGGCAAGATAGACGAGGCGGCTATCGTGGGTTTTATCGTAGCCGCTCTGGTGAGCGCGGCGAACATCTTTACAAACCGGACGCTGACCAAAGACGTCAAAAAGATACAGGCGGTTGTCAACACGCCGGTCGATGGCTGGTTTGGTCCGGTGACCTATACCGAAGTCCGCAAAGCGATTCCGGTCGTCCGCTGACCCACCGCGAGCATGCGGACATTTTCAAACTGCGACCGCCCGCGGAAGACCCGCGACCGTTTCTGGTCCGGCTCGCGTCGTCCATCCGCGCCGACGTCGATCTGAAGCGGGGGCAGTTTTGGATCAAAGGAAAAGCAACATGGTAAGCAACGAAGAAAAGTTTCAGCGACTGTTGGACAAGTGGAACGTCAAGAGTTTCACCGCGAAAGAGTTTTTCTACCGCGGCGCAAGCGACGAGCAGTGGCACATCAACAGCGACCCACCGGCTGAATTGTGGGCGAATATGGAGGCCACGGCCAAGACGCTGGAGGAGGCCCGCACGCGACTGGGCGAGCCGATTCGGTTGACGTCAGTTTTTCGGAACGAGGCGTATAACCGGAGGGTGGGTGGCGTTAGGAATTCTACGCACCGGCTATTCAACGCATGCGATTGCGTCACCGCGCAACCGGCGAAACTCTACCTCGTCCTGCTCGACCTCCGGCGCGAGGGGCTTTTCCGCGGCGGGCTGGGGCTGTATCGCTCGTTCGTCCACATCGATAGCCGCGGACATAACGCGACTTGGCGCGGATGACGACAGGCATCGCATGCGTTGTCATCGCGTGGGCGGCTCTGCTGGCTTTTGGGGGCTGGTTAGCGCGGCAAGGGGAGTGAGTGCCTTGGACATGGTTTCAATGCTGGCGTGGGTGTAGGCGTTGCTGATCTTGGTCGAATCGTGGTCGCAGATTAGCTGCCGTACGCGCTGGTCAACGCCCGCGTCAACCAGCAGCGAGTTCGTCGTATGCCGCCAGCTATGGAAAGTTTTGTCCATGACACCGCGCCCCTTGCCGGTGGCTTTGCTGCGCGAGCGCACGATTCCGGCCTTGTCCAAGATGCGCGAGAACTGCCCACTGGCCACTGACACTGTTACATCGTGGAGGCGCGGCGTGATGGGGCCGGTGCCTTGCAGCTTGGTAAGAGCGCCGACCAGTGGCACAGCAACAACTTTCCCGCGGCGGGATTTCTTTTGCGGGACAAAGCGCAGGACGCCGTCGTCAATCTCCTCGTAAAGCCTGTGGCAGGCGTCCCATAGGCGCATGCCGTAGTAAAGGCCGAATAAACAAACCGTCGTCCATTCCGCGTCGTCTTTAACCACGGCGAGAATCCTGCCAATTTCCTCTGGAGTAAACGACCGGCGCTTGGCGCTGTCGTCGGTTCGGGAGAGGGTAAGAAGATCGGCTGGGTTCGTATCGATCTGGCGCAAGAGGGTTGCCCGCCGAAGGACGGCACGGATGGTGCGCGTGACAAAGATGGCCGTGCCCTCCGAATAGCCCTGCTCGCGCATGTTCTTGTAGAACGCGGTGATGTCATCCGGCGTGATGTCGCGAAGGTCGAGGCTGGCTCTGGCACCCAGCCAGCGGGTGAAGTGGGCGATGTCGGTATGGTATTTGCCGATAGTGCTGGCCTTGGCCGTCTTGGCACTGACCCAGCTTTCCGCGGCTTTGACCCATGTGGTCTTTTTCCGCGGGCTGGCTACGCGGGCCAGCCGCAGCATGGCGTCGAGACGCGAGGCATACCAGTGCTCGTCCGGCACTGTGGTGCGGAGTTCGCGACCCGTCCGCTCCATTTCGTCAGCCATTGCCTTGGCGGCGCGTTTGGAGGTTGTCTTGTGCGGCAGCTTGGTGCTACGCATGGTGGTGCGCCAGAAGCCGCCAGAGTGGCTTTCCGGCGCGGCAATCCATATTCTCATGCGGGCTATCCAATAGGGGGATTTCGGGATGGTGATGACGGAGGCCATACGGAAAAACTTACCAGAGCCACTTATACAATAAAATGCATAAAATGCCTAATGGTTTTGGCCAGTTTACAGATTAACAGAAGGGAATCAAGGAGTTATGGGTTTTAACGAAACAGCATGCTTTTACTCTGTTAAATGCCGCGGAACGGGCCGAGTTAGCACAGCCAGATCACACACTCTTTAGGCATTTGCTTTTTTTTAGGCGGTGGCTTTGACTGATACCCATGCCATACGCCGACCCAGACGCGCAGAAGAAGGCCATGCGGGACCGCTACCGCGAACGCTACGAGAGCGACCCAAAGTTCCGCAAAGCCGAAGCCAAGCGGAAGGCCCGTTACTACGCGGAGAATCCGGCTTACCAGCGGCGGGTGAAAAAGAAGGTCAAAGCGCGTCGGCTATCAAAAAAGTAATAGCGTAGGACAGCCAATGTCCGACCCCTGCCGGTAGGCTTGCTGGTGATATGGAACACCAAGCTATTGAACTCATGTTGCAAATCGCACGGCGCGAGCGTGTTACGCCCGCCGAATTGTTGGTAGGTCTTCTCCCCATTGTTGACAACCGTCAGACAGTGCATGACAGTTACCGACATGAAAAAGAAAACGACCAAAGACGGGAGGGCGGCGGATCGCATCCGCAAGACTCTCTCGCTTCCGCAGGATCTGAATGATCGCATCCAGTCGCTGGCAGATGAGAAATATGCCGGTGACTTCACAAGGGCTACGCTGGAAATCCTCGCCACCCGTTATCCCGAAGCGCGGACGTTCCTGCGCGAGAACCAGACGTTCAAGCACAGCCGCAAAAAATAATTCGGGCACCCCGAACTTTTTTTATTTTTTCCCATTGACTGTCCGACAGTCGCGGCTTACAAGACTGTCAGACAGTAGATGAATTACTCGTCGATTGCCTACACACAATGAACACATACACCACAGCAACGGGCGCGGAGGCTTCTGCCGCGCAGCGAGAAACCACCACGCTTGTCGTGCGAGAAAATCCGCACGGGATACAGGCCAGTTTTGCTCCGAGGACAACTGCCTTTGGAGTTGAGGAATGCACAATCCCTGCCGGAACGCGGGTGACGTATCACGGACGCATCAGCGACAACTATGTGGTCGATGAGCGCACTGGAAACTTGATCACGGGCAAACACAGTTCCGCCGCGTATCAATTCGTCGGAGTCGAGTGGAATGGCAGGCATGGTTTTCTCGTTTTGTCCACGGCGCGAGTAGAGCGACGATAACGCCCACCAAGCCCATGCCCACCGAACCCACCGTCCGTAAAACTATATCGTTCCCTCGCGCCTTGGCGGCACGCATAGCCGCCGAGGCGAGGGCCGAGCGCCGTCGTTTTAGCCCGCAAGTGCTGAAGGTCATCGAAGACTTTTTTGCGCTTGCAACTGTCAGACAGTCGAGGAGGTCGAAATGACCCTGCTTGAAAAAGCGCAGTCCGCACCCCGCGGCAACAAGCGCAACTACGACACGCTGATCGATGTCGTCGAGTGCCTCCGCGCCAAGGGCTGGAACTACCGCGCAATCCACCAGTGGCTCCAAGACGAGGGCGTCAACGTCCATCCGAACTACATCACCTTCGCGTCGGCCATGTGCCAACGCATTCAACACAGACGAAACAAACAATGAACCAAGAACCCGAACTGCAACTGCAACTACCGACCTTCGCGCTACGCGAAGTCACAGCCATCACGATGGGCGTCGAGGCGACGCTCTGCCGCTGGTGGAAGTGGCGCAACGACGACCCGACATGGCGCATCCGCGTCCGCGACTGCGTCGCCGTCCTCCGCAAACTCAAAGAAGCGAGGTGGGCGTAATGGACTACCTCATCGTCGCTCTGATCGTGGCCATGTGGCTCATCAGCATCGTCGGCGCATTCAGCGCCGGTTGGATCACTGGCTGGGACAAGTCCGAGGCCAGTCACAAGTGGAGCCGGTGGATTCTCCGGCAATACGAAAACCGCTCCATCCGTTTTTAGGCATGCCCACCAAAACAAAACCCGCCCCCGCAGCATGCCGCGAGGACGGGCCAATGAACACAGTGAATACAAATACAATGAACACAGAAATGGGTCAACTGGCTCTGCCAAAGACCGCCCCCGTCGAGATCAGTCTCGACCAACATGGAGTGCAACTGCGCTCTTTCGACGAGATGGCTCGCTTTTGCAAGGCCATCATTAACTCCGGCCTCGCCCCCAAGGGATTCAACAGTCCCGAAGCTGTGATGGTCGCCGTGCAGCATGGTCTGGAGTTGGGCCTCGCCCCAATGCAGGCACTGCAAAGCATCGCCATCGTCAACGGCAAGCCGGTCATTTACGGCGACACCGCCCTCGCACTGGCCACCGCGCACCCCGCGTTCCTCGACATTGAGGAGACTGTCGAGGGCAACGTGGCCACATGCGTCGTCAAACGCCGCGACCGTTCCGCGGTCGTCCGCACGTTCAGTGAGGCCGACGCCAAGAAGGCGGGTCTGTGGGGCAAGGCAGGACCGTGGCAGCAATACCCGTCCCGCATGCTCCAGATGCGTGCCCGCTCATGGGCGCTGCGTGATGCGTTCCCCGACGCGCTACGCGGTCTGGGCATCCGCGAGGAGGTGGCCGACTACCAGATCAAGCAGGCCCGCGGGCGGGAAGTCGCGTCCGGCGTGGTGCTGCCGGAGGCGCTGCCGACAACCGCGGAGGAGTTCTTCGCGGTCAAAGGCGACGACAGCCAGCGTGCCGCGCTGGCCGACAAAGCAACCGGCGAACTGTTTGAGGAGGTGACCAAATGAACACCGGCATCCTCTCGCTACCGGAGGCGCAATACCGCGCAGCCGAAGGCATCAGCAAAAGCGCGTTGGATTACATCGCGCCGCCGCGGACGCCCGCGCACTACAAGGCATACATCGATGGTCTGCTGAAGACCGAGACGACGCCCGCCATGCGTCTGGGTTCGATGATCCACCGCGCCATCCTTGAGCCGGAGACGGTCAAGGGCGCGTGGGTCGTCCGACCGGAGGGCATGGTCTTCACGACCAAGGAGGGCAAAGAATGGAAGGCCGCGCAGACGTTGCCGATCATCACCTCCGAGGAGGAGGCGACGATTACCGGAATGCGTGACGCTGTCCACGCGCACCCCGCGGTCAAGCGGGTTCTGGCCAATGCGAGGACGGAAGTTTCGCTGTTTGCGAATGGCGAAGACGGCGTCCTACGCAAAGCCCGCATCGATGCGCTGCCGGAGAGCGGCAACGTCATCGTGGACATCAAAAGCTGCCAGTCCGCAGATCCCGACCTCATGTCGAAGTCTGTGGTCAGCTACAGGTATGACGTCCAAGCGGCCTACTACCTCGACATCTGCAAGCTGTTGGGGATCGACAAGAGCGAGTTCCTGTTCGTGTGCGTCGAGAAGCAACCGCCGTTTGCATGCGCCGTTTACGCACTGGATCAAGACGCTATCGAATGGGGCCGCAAACAATACCAGCGTGACCTCGCTGCGATTCGCAACTGCGAAGCCGAAGACCACTGGCCCGCGTTCACGCAGGAGATCACCACGCTCGCGCTTCCCGCGTGGGCGCAACGTCAAGCCGAAGCCGCGCTCTAATGCCACGCGGACTGACCACAACCAGCAAAGGAAGGTGGGGGGCCAGCGTGCCCCCTGCCGAGTGGCGGCACCGCCTCATGTCCGTTCCGGCACCGGCACGCTTCGCCTGTGCGCGGATCGTGTGGTGGGAATTTTTCTCCATGCGCCTCGTGCCCGACCGCTGGCCGCATCTTGACCGGATGCTCCGGCACCGCGACGAGGTTCCCAATGAGGAACTGGTCGAGGCGCTCATCGCCGTGGGCGCACCGCGGGCGTGGGCCGAGAAGCGCGTCGTCATCAAACCGCGGGCACGCCGGAAGGTGGGAGGGAAATGGACATGATCACGGCGATCATCCAAGGCGACCCGCCAACGGTTACCGCCCAGCAAAAAGGCGTCATGGTTCGCGCCGGTCGTCCCATGTTCTTCACCAAAAAGAAGGTCAAGGACGCACAGGACGCGCTCGTCATTCAGCTACGGAAGTTCGCCCCGCGCAAGCCGGTCGAGTTT